CTCCATATTGATTATTTAAGATCCCCTCAGCTCCGTTGGCACTTTCTAACATATGCACGTAATTAGAAAGACCCTGACTTGTAAAGTCCAGAGAGTATTTATCATGCTTAAGCACGATATTTACGAACTTCTCAAACAGAGGATGGTACTTACAATTTTCCAAAATGCATAAAGCTCTGATACTGTAGAAATCTTTTCCTACTATATCATGATCCTCAAAGTTCATCCATCTTTCTTGATAACATAACCTATTTAAAGCTCGGTAAACAGGATATATACCACCAACAATTCCAGCGTTTATATAATCAATATGATGTAAACACTGAAGAAAGACACAATATTTATCTGACACATAGGTTTTATCTCTATTCACTTTTAATCCGTAACGTTCAAATTGATCAAACAATTTGTCTTCATAACCTTTCGGAATGAGGTACACTCCATCATCACCTTGAATTTGCGAATCATTAAGATTAACAAACGGTAATTCCTCAGCCGGGATTTCTTGTGCGTATGATCCCACTTCGTTAGTAAAAGGGGAGCCCGAAGGTATGCCATGAGCACCTTCTAATACACCGTCAGGTGTAACAATTCCAATATTAAGAAAATTATCTTGAATTTCAGCCAACTCTTCTTGATAACCAAATTGGAACAGATTTCTTATCTTAACAAAAGCTAAGTCTTGTAAAACTACTTTACAATTTTCATCATGGGCAATAAAATCTAGTGACGTCATGGTACTTTCAGAATTTTGACATTTAATAACTATGTCACGAATTCTTCTGCTCACTTCATCAGGACCAAGTAGAGCAGCTCGATGAGGCAAGTTCTTCCGATAACTTAACAAAGGTGAGTAATATCTCATCTCACGTAGTACTTCGGCAATAGGATAACCCCATACTGTACGTGTTTTACCACCTTCTTGAGTTCGTGTAAATAGTAAACACGGATCATATCTATCTAAATAATCATCGATGTTATTAAGAACTCTTTCCTTAACTATACTTTTACGAGTGTAATCTGGTAAACCAGAATTTGTATCATTTTTAAGGAGTTTCAAAGCCGTT